AAGAGAGTCAATCTCACCTCTGAGATCCCCTGCCCTTTGTTCTGCTTGCATAGATGCAACAGACTCAACAACTTTGTACACATCTGGATACTTTTGCTTAAACTCCGTTATTTCTTCAGGAGTCGTTGGTACTTGTACACCAGTATCCGAAACTTTGTTGGCAGCTTCCAAAGCGTCACGCTCTGTTTTCCACTCTTCTAGTTTCTTGTCATAATGTCTTTTCAGATCATCATAACGTTTCTTGTAGACAGTTCCATCCTCTTCTTTTGTATCCACAAAACTATCACCTTTTGGAGTGGCTTCTTCTGAAGTGTCCGTTTCAGCTTGTTCTGCTTCCTGCTCTGTCTGTTGTTCCTCCTCATCATCTTTGTAAACATCTTCACGATATTTACCTCGATATAGATTAGGTTCATTTATAGTGCCAAAAGAATCATTTGGTTTATTAGCTCTTACGCCTTTTACTTGTTTTGCCATAGTTTTTTACCTCATTTTGCAGTGCCACTGGCTGTGGGTGGCTGCTTCGGTCTGTCAGGGCCACGTGTGTGGGTAGCTGACGAAATCTTTTTTATCACACTCGCATAGGAGGTGCTAAAAATGATCCTGTATCAGGTTTTTCCTGAATATCTTTTGGTTTTAGTTTGGGAGGTGGTTGTTTGCTCCCTAACCATTTCAATGCTTTTTCTGCTCTTTCTTGTTCGTAGTTTTTAGGATTATTAATTCTACCTATTATACCTCTTTTAAGAGCGTTAGTTATACTGTTTGTTCTGTCATATATACTCATGAAAGTGGTGTACGGATTTTTTTCTCTTGTCAATGCACCTAGATGATATGCAGAATATAGTACAGCCTTATCTAATGGGTTTACTTTTTTGTAATTAGGAAATCTTTTCTCAAATTGATTGAATTTAGTATTTAAAACTATTTTATTTACTTCATCAAGCTCATCGTCTGTCAACATAAAATTAGGATCTAGTTTAACTTGTTTGCCTATCTTTCCTGAGAATGGCAGTAATTTATTAAATAGAGCGTCAGAAAAGTTAAAATTACGTAAATCTTGTTCGTTGTGTTTTCCTATATCAAAACCTATTCCTACAGTGAATCCACTTGTATCTGTTGGCACGTTTCCTTTTCTTGGATCTATCTTAGGACTCACTTCTAACAAGTTTAATAAATCGTAAGCTTCTGACCTATCTTTTGTTAATTTAAGATTTCCTTTTCTTTCGTTAATAAGATTTCTAAAATTATCATATTTTTTTACATCAGCAGGTCTTTTTTCTACACCTTTTGACTCTATCTTTTCTCGTTCTTTTGCAATTAAGCCTTCAGGTTTTTTTATGGGTGTAGGTGGAAAATCTTTTTCTGTTTTTTCTCGTGGGGATAGAAACCCTTTTATTTTATCACCCAACTCATCAACAACAAATCTACCTAAGTCTTGTAGAAAGTTACCTTCATCTTCACCCATGATGTTAGACTTATCGACAACATCACCTTCTGCTTTTCTTACAAATCCACCACGATTTGCTTGTCTTTGTGATTCTTGTTGTCTGCGTTCTACTTCACGCTTACCACGATTATTTATTTTTTCTAATTTGTCATAGCCTATTTCTTCTGCTATAACTTTTGGTATGTAAACTTCGTTTCTAGAAACAGCGAGTTGTACACTGTTCTTTACTGGTATTTTAGGATTTCCATACTGAATGTCAACCCCTTTTTCTTTTAAACTGTTGATTGCTTCAAGAATCATGTCCACAATGTCTTGTCTACCTGCAAACTCTGCAGCAGGTGCATTGATTATAAAATCACCTTCTTCTGCTTCCATCGGTATGTCGTCTGCTATAGTTTGCTGATCTGTAGCATTTTGTTGTGGTGCAATAAACCCTGCACCTTGTACGATCTGTGATACAGGTTTTACAGTTGTGCCACCCTCTTGTTTACCTATGCGACCACCTTTAGCAGTGTAACCAAAATCCTCACCTCCTGAACCTCCTAGTCCAGTATCAACACTTCCAGAATCAAAACCACCACCATCATCAGACTGATCATAAAATGGATCAGGTGTATAGGTTGGAGTTTGTACAACTGTTGGAGTTTCTGGGCCTGCACCTTTTTCTTCTTCTGCTTGCTCTCGCATATCTTCAAAAGTTTGTTGCATTTGATTTAGATTTGTGTCACCAAAATTAACAGTTCCATATGTTTGGTCATCGTCAGCAGCAACAATGGCTTCATCATATATTTGATCTTCAAATGATGGTAAATCTTCTACAGTGACTTTAGGTGGTAAAGGTGCTGTTCCGAATATTGGATCAGGAACAATAGTAGTAGGATCAAAATCATCACCATAAATATCTGATACAGGGTTAGCAAGATTTGTTAAAAATTCTGTAGTATTTGGAGTAGACGTTATCTGTCCTGTATTTATTTTACTTAGTATGTCCTGTGCTTGATCAGGAGTCAAATCTTTAGCTTGTGCAATGTTTCCTCTTAGTCCACTAAAACCAATTCCACCAGTTCCTGTAGTTACTAACTCATCCATGCCTTTAACGAAACCTGCACCACTTGTGGTGTAATTTATATTACCTTGAGCATCTATAGCAACACCTGTGACTTCTCCTGTTCTACCAAAACCTAAATCAACTTCTCCAGTGTTCTCATCATACAATCCAATTCTTTCTCTTTGAGGATCAACTATTCTTTCAGGATCAATGTTGGCAGGGCCGAAAGTAGTTATTCTTTGTGCAACAAATGGACTTACTAAACGATTCTTAGACACATAACTAATAGCATCTTGTATATTGTTAAATACTTTTCCATCAGGTGTGGCAAACGGACCTGTTGCCATAGAATCTGCATACGTTCCAACTGAGGTTGTTGATATACCTAACGCATCCATGAAAGCAGTGCGATTTTCACTTTGCTGTATTCCTTTTCCAAACATAGGAGATGTGGTTAAATCTATAACGTTTCCTGTTGATAAATCTTGTATTTGAACTGCACCGTATCCTTGCATACCCACTGCTGCAGCTTCAACATCTCTATCTTGACGTTCTACAAACTTCTCGCCCATTTCACCTGTTAAAGAACCCAGACCCGGAACAGGACTAAACAAGGTTGCTGCGTCTAATACACCTCCGACTGCAGGAACTTTTGTAGCTACCACGTCTCCTGACACTGGACTTACGTCAGTAATTGTTTGTGATGGACCTGATACAAAAACTTCATAGAGTCTATCACCGACTCTTTCAATAAAACTTCGTTGTTCATTACCATTAGCATCTACAGTTGAGCTTGTTTCTATTGTATCAACACCGTACGCAGATTTTCTAAGTTCAATAGCTTCTAGTAAATCAGCTTCACTTAAATCATAATCAAAAGTAGTTGCGTCTTTACCACCAACATTGGTAAGAAAATCTGATCCACTATCAATGGCAGATGTAACAGTTCCTGCATCGTCTAATACAGTTTGTGTAAGTGACCCACTTGAACCTGTAGTTGTATACTGCCGACTAGGTAAATCACCTACGTTACTTTTTATACCTCTCATCTCATTAGATATAGCCGTTGGCACTTTATATGTTTTGCCTGACGAATCTCTAAAACCCACTGATCCATCTGGTAAAAAAACTACTTTGGCATTTGGTGGGATGAGACTTAAAAACTCCTCTGCACTTTTAGCTCTTTTGAATAGATCTATTTCAGGTTCTAATCTTTGAGATGTTTCTTTAAATGGAGGTATCGACATTAATTACTCTTGTTGTTCTTGAGGGATAGGATTGTTTCCAGTAAAGCCGCTTTCCCCTGCAACTGGCGTAGCTCCAACTCCGATGTCGCCTGCACCAACCCCCTGAACACTACCGTCTGTTGGTGCTTGACCCATTCCTCCAGAGCCTGCCATGCTGTTGGGTTGTTGATCAGGGGTTTGAGTCTGCTGTAATTCATTTAGACCTCTTAATATTTCAGCAAATACTTTTGCTTGGTTCTCATCATTCACGAGACTGTCAGGATCTATATCTTGTGCTATTGCTAATTCTCTAATTAAATTAGGTATCTTAACAAAAGGTGCAAGCATAGGGTTAGTTGCAGTTTGTAGTAACGCTGTAAGACGTTGACTACGTACTTCTTTTTGCATAACTGCTGCAGTGCCACGTGGTTTGATTTCTAAATCCCCTATAATATCAGGGGAATTGTCGTTGAATTGCATATTCCACTGAAAGTATGCTTCTCCTAAAGGTTTGAGAAGATGATCATCTATATTTTTTATTACTGTTTTCATAGACAGATTTGCACCACCCATCAACATTGATAATCCTGCAGCCGTTCTACCTGTGCCACTTACACCTGTTTGTCCATGCATTATGGATGGTATGCCTGTTTCTTCGTCTGCAAGTTGTCGTGATATCTGATACATCTGAATGTTTTCAGGTGCAGTATTTGGAAACTTTAGTCCGTTGATTG